CCATTGGCCTGGCGCAAACGCCAGGCCAATGGTGCCGAGATCGGCGGTAGCAGCTTCCCCCGCCGCCATCGTCAGCACCAGCCCGCCCATCACGGTCAACGAAGACGCCGTGCCGCCTGCGATCGATAGGCCGATGGTGCTCAGTGGTGTGGCGCCAGAGCCTTCACCAGCAGCCAGCGAAAGGCCAACGACCCAAAGCATCCCAGGTAGCCAGGCGCCCTCGTCCGGCACTGACTCCAGGTCGATGTTCACATCGTAGAAAGGGCCGCAGAAATCCGCCACCTCGGGCGGCCTGGCGTAGACCCAGCGGTAGCCGGTCAACACGAAGTCTGCGGCTGTGAATCCAGAGAACACTTCAGCCGGCACGGCAAACGACAGGAAGCCGCTCTGCTGATCTTGGTAGTGGGCCTCAACCGCCAGCCGATCTGATTCGCTGAGCTTCGAAAACGAAAGGCGCAACTGGCTGCCAATCATTGCGGTGCCACTCAGCAACTGGCTTTGGTTGCCGCTCATAGCCGATGTGGCCGCGACTGGGTAGGCGCCGGGGGTAAACAACCGAGAGGCAGGAGATAGCGCGGGAAAGTCGGCCATAATTAGCTGCTCAGATGGGGCTTAATCCATTCCTCGGTTGGGGACAGGATCTCATCCCAGGCAATACCCGCACCTGTCAGAGCGGCTTCAAATGTGTTGAGATCAGTAGCCACCGTGTCCCGATCCATAGACCCAGAAGTGTCTACTGAAATGCGTGCATATTTCACGCTGCCATCGCTGAGGTAGGCGTTAAGCAGGGTAAAATAATTAGTGTTACCTTCAGAATCACCAGGCCTAGTGACCAAGTACCTGTCGCCAGTCCACCCAGCAGGCAGCCCCACATTTGCAACTGTTGAGCTTGGAATCAGCAAAACAAGCTTGCCGCCAGGATTCTGGCTGATAAACCTGGCCCAGTCCGCGTTTCTAGTTGCCGGGCTATATGAGTCGTCTTCGTCAATAATACTGATCCACAGATCGACGTTCTTTGGTTGATCAAACACTGCAACCGCCTCATTCAGGATTGCCACCTCCGAGAATCCTCCTTGAGTGTCCTTGATCGTGATCGGCATTCTGTACTTAACCGTTGGATCTGATGGGAAGTCAGAATCTTTAAACGGCACCAAGAACGTAGCCTCGAAAACCTGCTCGGGGTCTGGCAGCGCCTGGAATTCAGCCTCCGGGTAATATTCGCTGAGCCATGGATGAGCAACCAGGCCTGTGACGCTGAGTGACGGCAAAGAGGCAGGTTGCGGGCTGACTGCGTTGCCGCTGGCATCCACGGCCACGACCAGTCCCGACTCAATCGAGGCGATCAGATCGCCCCCGTAGGGCGGTTCAGGCTCGGCTCCTTCTACCGGTGCTGGCGTGGTCAGCGGCTGTGGCGCCCGACCAGCTGGATCAATGCGCATGACCACCGCCAGGTAGGGCCCGCGCCATTCGATCTTGTGGAAGTAGAGCCCGCCATTGAGCCCGCGGAATGGCTTCGGCGGCGGCTGCGTGTAGCCGTAGGTGTAGGTGCCCCAGCCGGTGCCGCTTCTTGCGTCTGGCGACTCCATGATCACCTGGTCATCGATCGCTTCCGCCTCTGTGAATGTCTCGGCCGGCACGCTTGTATCAGAGCTGCTGTTGATGTCGCAGCTGACGCCAGTTCTGTTGCTGGTCAGCAGGATGCCTGTCCCAGTGGCGCTGGCCACCTCAAGGGCTACTAGGCTGGCGCCTTGCGCATCGACCGGGAAGTGCGTAGCACCCAGCTCGATCGCATCACCCATGGGGCTGATGGTGTCGATCTGGTAGAGCAGATCATGAGTCGAGGCCGTCGTGCCGCTGGGGGTCCGTTGCAGGGTCACCCTGACCAGATCACCTGGGGCCAGTCCTTCCGGCAGCTCCATCGGCCGGCATCGAATCCGGGCCGTGTGCCCCACCCACTTCCGCCGGGCTCGGATGTAGGCGCCCACCTTCACGGCATGATCCTCCCTGGTGGCAAAGGCGCTCAGGTCGTGCTGCTCGAACGGACCCGCCACGGCCTCGCCGTCATAGCGCACCTCTGAGGTGCGGATGATGCCGAAATCGTCGGTGAGCTGCTGGCGCCAGATCACCTGGGCGCAGAACGGCTTGCGATCAGCCACGGGCACATAGCTGATTTCAAATCCATCAGGCAGGATCTCCGCCTCTGTGAGCACGCAGCGCCAGCTGACGGCGGTCGTCTTGATGGTGCCGTTGCCGTTGGTTGGCAGCAGCGGCCGGAAGCCGCGCTTGCCGTTCAACCTGGTCTCAGCCAGCAGGAAGTAAGGCGCAAGCCGGGCCAGGAAGTCGCCGAGGTTTCCGCTCTCGGTGATGCGGATGTCGCAGTTCAGTTGGTTAGCTGAAAGGAACTGAGCAGCCGCCCGCAGGCTGGCCATATCGATCTGACTTTCCTGCAGCTTCGCGCAGTTGGTCATGGCCCAAAGCGCCAGGTCGGCGAAGTTGTTGGAGCTGCCGGTCACGCCATCCACCAGACGGACCACCTCCATGCCGTTACGGATGAACGCATGAACCTGGCGGTTCCACAGATCGAAGCCGTCAGGGATTGTGGCCGTGAACGACAGGGTGCTCATCCCGTCGTAGGTGCCCACCGTGCCGCAGTAGTACGGGCAGATCGGCAGGTCGTAGCCGGCCTGCAGAGTGACGACATTCCCAGGCGTCCAGGTGCCAGCCCGGCGGTCGTAGGTCTGGCTGAAGCCGCCCACCCGGCAGGACCGCTGGAACACGTCGCGGACCTGAACCGATCCGATCCGGCCCTCGCTCAGGACCAGGTGATAACTGGCCGTGACGGCGTTGTTGGCGTCGTTGGAGAAGCGAGCTTCAGTGGCCGGAGGTGACACCAGCACGCCGCCAGTACCGCTCGCCTCATCGCGCCGACAGAACACGATCGGCACCGGCTCACCCAGCACAGCTGCTAGCTGTTCGGTGTCGAGCTTGCTCGCACCCTCGGCTGCTGCATCAGCCAGCGGCGCACGGATCAGACCCGACTCAATCGCCAGCAGCGCCAGCGGATCACTTCCGACGATGCTCATAGCCTGCAGCCCTTCCCGATCAGTCTGGTGGTCAGCGTGCGCGGCGGGATCTGCGCGCCAACCGGCGACAGGCTGGAGCCCAGTTCCACCTGCATGGTGGTCAGCGTGGCGGATGCGTTGACGATCTCGCCGGTGAAGCGTGCGATCAGCTCCTGTGATGCCGGCGGGCTGGTCTCGTTGCCGGTCGGGATGAACTGGTAGGCCAGCACCTCGAACAGCTGGCCCTGGGCCATGGCCACGTTCAGCGCATCGACCACCAGCGGAAAAGCAGGCATGTTGATCGTCACCCCGCCTTCATCGCCGGTCTGCCCAGCGATCAGGCCGCTGGCATCAAACTGCTGGAACTGCCAGGCGGCATCTTGAAATGTGATCGAGCGGTGAACGTAGTAGTTCTGCCACCGCTGCCAGGTGACGCCGACGGAATCGAAGATCCGCAGGAACTGGCACTGCGCGAAGGTCGCCATCAGCGAATCCCCAGGGCAGCCCGGCCGGCTGGTGTGCGGATGCGGCCCAGGGTGCTGGCCTCGGTGGCCCGCATCGCCCGCTCCAGGTCAGCCATCGTGACCCACTGCTGCCCCTGCTGCTGGAGCACTGGGCCGGTGGTGATGCTGATGGAGGCGGGCCCCATCACCTGGCCGCCCCTGGCGCCGCCGAGATAGGCGGCTGATGCCCTGGCCATCTTTGATTCGGGGATGATGTATTCCCTCTCGCCGCCATCGCCCACCATGGCCAGCGTGGGGCGATCAACCACGCCGCCTTCAGCGAAGGCAGGAACGCCGACGGTGGGGATGTAGCCGATGTCTGGACCCGGCAGGCGGTTGAAGGTGGCGATCAGGCTGTTGACTCCACGGATAACGAAGTTGATCGCATTGGCCCAGCCAGCAAGATAGCCATTGAATAGCCCGCGAAGAGTCTTGATTAGCCCGGTCCAGATACCAGAAACAAACGAGACTG